GGGTGGTCAGGCCTCGAATCCGTTTCCACCCCACGATGCGTTAGGCTGTCGGAGCCCATCGGCGCAGTCTCTTTATCGTGCGCCCCCGTAGCTCAGGGGATAGAGCGTCTGCCTCCGGAGCAGAAGGCCGCAGGTTCGAATCCTGCCGGGGGCACCATCTGACCTGGTCTTTCGTCCGACCACTCCCCCGTTACAGGTCCCGCCGAAGGCTCCGTGTCACGAGGATGTCACAACTCCGCCCAAACTCTTCGCGGCGGCCTTGAGTGCGTCGTCCTGCGAGTGCACGTACAACGAGGTGGTCACCGCCGGGTTGGCGTGGCCCAGCCACTTCGCGATGACTGCAACCGGGACGCCTCGAAGGTGCATCGCCGTGCCGCAGGAGTGGCGTGCATCGTGCAGCCTGATTGGGCGCACGCCGGCGGCCTTGGCCATCTTGAGCCACATCCGCGTAAGCGTGTCGGGGGTGTAGGGCTCGCCGATCTCGTTGACCGCGACGTAGCCGGAATCCCGATGGGCAGTGCCCAGCGCCAGGCGCTCCTCGGCGTAGCGTGCCGAGGCGCGCCGCAGCACCGTGGCCAGGCCGTCGTCCAAGGGCAGGGTGCGACGCGAGGAGAGTGTCTTCGGGTCGTTCTCGACGACGTTGCCCGCACCGGCCTGAACACGGTTGCGCTCGATGCTGACCGTTCGGGCGACCAGATCGATGTCCGACCACCGCAACCCCGCGATCTCGCCCCGGCGCAAACCACTCAGCGCCAGGTACCAGACGTGGCCGTTGCGGTCGCCATCGGCAACCCGGAGCACCTGGCGGATCTCGTCGGGGGTGTAGGTCTTCATCTCGGCGTGAGTGCGGGGGGCTTTCTTCATCGCGGCGGCGACGTTGTGCGCGATCTCCCGACGCTCGACGCCGTAGGCCAGCATGGTGCGCCACGCGTCGACGGCCTTGTTCAGTGATCGCGCCGACCAGCTCCGGCGCGTGCGTCCCTTGGCGGTCCTAGTGCCGCCGTTACGGAGGTCGACCAGCAGCTTGTCCAAGTCCGGCCGCGTCAGCTTCTGCACCGGAAGATCGCCGTGGCGTTCGCGAAGCGGGGCGATGCTGTAGACGTAGGCGTTGAGTGTCGTGGCGCGGGCGTGGTGCAACGATGTCAGCCAGTCCTCGCACAGCTCCTCGACGGTCACCGCCTTGCGCGGAACGAAGGAACCGGTCGCGGCTGCCGAGGTCACCTCCGATAGCCCATCACGGGCAAGCTTTTCGGTGGCGTAGCGACGACGAACCTGCTGACGCTTGCCCGTCTCGGGATTGATCCCCGCGTCAACCGTAACCTGGTATCGCACAACGGTTTTGCCCGTCTTGCGGTCGGTCACCTCAATCTTCTTGATCTGCGGCGGAAGCTGCTGCCTACTCATTTGAGTCATCTTCCCGCGACGCCCACAGGCCGGACATGGCTTTATTGATCTTCTCGTTGGTGGCCGCTAGCTCGGACCGCGTGTTCGCAATCATCCGTCGGGTTGTCTCAACGGCGTCAGCTGGCGCATTCTCGGCACGCTCCATCGACATAAGCCAGAACTGACGCATCTCCAGCTCAACCCGCTTGTTCACGGCGCCGACGAGGTCGGTGCCCTCGTTGGCCGGGCCGTACTCGACTTCGGTCAGCTCACCGGCTATCACCTTGCCGGGCAGGAGCCCGTTACCTGACAGCCACTCCACGGAACCGCGGGCATGCGCGACACGCCCGGGCACCAGTTCGGCAGTTCCATCGGGGAAGTTCGGAAAGAGCAGCAACGCGGGAGGAATCTCCAACGCAACCGCCAAGACAAATAGCTCTGCAACATCGAGTTTTCCGGCGCGGTTGTTGCTCTCGATCTTCGAAACCGCAACGCGCGTAATGGGATAACCGAGTTCGGCCGTCCGCTGCGCTAGCTGCTGGGCCGTCAGTTTCAGCGCTTTGCGTCGCACCTGGACAGCCCCCCCGACCCTATCGGCGAGGTCCAGCTCCCATGCCTTCGCGGCCTGATCAATGTTCGGCATTGCGACACACCGCCACGGATTCACTAGCGTTCAGGCACATCTGTGTAAGGTTCATACCAGCACGGTAGACCAGATTCGTGTCGCATACCAGAACATTGGAGGTCTGATGTCCGAGCAGGTATCCGAGCGTGTTGCTCGGCTCCACGACATTGAGTCGGTCATGGAGCGCACCCGTCTAGGCAGATCCACAGTCTTCGCCGAGATAGGCAGCGGCCGGATGCGAAGCGTGAAAGTTGGACGCAGACGGCTGGTATCGGAGGCCGCGCTCGCCGAGTTCATCGAGAAGCTAGACGCTGGCGGAGACGCCGCGTGACCCCAGCGGAGGCGCTGATCGCCGAGGCGCTCGCCATGCGGGACCTCGGTGCCAACGTTGTCAAAGCCACTGACATCGGTACCTACGCCATCGAACTGGGCGTCAACAACTGGGCCGCGGGTCCACTCAACGGCAAGGTGCCCGCCATCCCCGGCGGCCGCGGCGTCCTCGACTTCACCACCGACACCGACGTGATCGCCGCCTGGTGGGGTGGCCGATACGCAGGCTGCAATATCGGAGCCAGGGTGCCCGATTCGATGGTCGTGGTCGACATCGACCCACGCCACGGCGGCCATCGCTCGATCGCCGAGCTGGAACAGCGGCATGGTCGGCTTCCCGAGACTCTGACGACGATCTCGGGACGGGGTGATGGCGGTCGGCACCTGTTCTTCCGCCGGCCATCGGGCAAGCTGACCAGCAAGCGCCTCGGCCCCGGCGTCGACCTCAAGACGAGCAGCGGCTACGTCGTGATGCCGCCGAGCATCCACCCCGACAGCGGCCAGCCCTACACCCGGATCGACGCCCCACTCGCCGCCCCACCGGCGTGGCTGGTGACCCTGCTCAAACCCGAGCCGCCCGTAGCCGCACCGCGATCCCCGCGACGGCACCTCTACGCCCTACACGGCGGCCCGTCGATCGCCGACCATTTCACCGTCAAAGCGAAATGGGGGGACATCCTTACCCCGCACGGCTGGCACTGCATCGACACAGATCCCGACGCTGACGGGGCCCGATGGCTCCACCCCAACGCCACCTCGAGCTGCTCGGCGACGATCAGGCACGGCTGCCTGTTCGTGTACTCACCGAACACCCCGTTCGACCCCACCGAGTCCGGAGATCCACACGGCTACACCAAGTTCCGCGCCTACGCCGTCCTCGAACACGGCGGCGACCTCAAGGCAGCGGCCCGAGCACTACGTACCGGAGCGGCTCAATGATCGACGCCAACACCGTTGAGCCTCTGCCCGAACCAGAACCTGACTCCGGCTTCTGGTCACAACGCGACATCCTCGCCCACATCCACCGATTCGCGCGATCACGCAGCGTCGCCCCCTACGCCGTCCTCGCTTGCGTTGTGCGCCGCGCGATCAGCTCCACGGAGCCGAACGTCAAGCTCCCGCCGATCATCGGCGGCACCGTATCCACCAACCTGTTCACCGTCTCAGCCGGACGATCAGGGCAAGGCAAGGACGCCGCCGACTCCGCAGGATTCGCCGCCGTCCACTTCCCCGACAACATCGGCGACGACCGCGACGCCGACCGCCCCAACATCGGATCAGGCGAAGGACTGGCCCGACTGTTCAAGGGCCGCAAGGACGAACCCGCCCTCACCCGCGCACACCTGATCGTGCCCGAGGTCGCCACCCTCGCAGCCCTGGCAGGCCGCCAAGGTGCCACCCTGCCCGGCGAACTGCTCAAGGCATACATGGGCCAAGCCCTCGGCTTCAACAACGCCCAGAAGGACACGACGACTGCGATCGACGCACACTCCTACCGGCTATGCCTCGGCGTCGGCGTGCAACCCGAGAACGCCGACTTCTTCCTCAGCCGCGAGAAAGACGGCTTCCCGCAACGATTCCTGTGGGTTCCCACCGTCGACCCCCACGCACCCGAGGACCGACCCGCCCCGATCGAGCCGGCCACTGTACTGATTCCCGACTTCGCCACCGACGAGTACCTCATCGACGTCCCGCCAGAAGTCATCGCTGAGATCCTGGCCCACCGCCACCAAGTGCTCACCGGGTCCGAGGACGTCGACCCCCTCGACGGGCACCTCATGCTGACCCGGCTGAAGGTCGCCTTCGGCCTGGCGCTTCTGGAGGGCCGCAAGGACATCACCGAGGGTGACTGGAAGATCGGCGGCGACCTCCTCGACGTATCCAGGCGGGTCCGCGACGACATGCGCTTAGTGATCGACGATCGTCGCCGCCGGGAGAACACCGCCAAGGCCCACGACCAGGCCGACCGCGACGCCATCATCGCGGTCCGGTTGTCCGAGGAATCCCAGAAGCGTGTCGCCCAAGCCATCACGCGAAAGCTCAGACGGGTCGGCAAGGCCAAGCGGGTCGACCTGCGCAGGGCATGCGACGTCTCGATCCGTGGCGACTTCGACACCGTCTTCGACCTGTTCCTCGACAAAGGCTTCATTGTTTGCTGCGAAGGGAGTGACGGCCATGCCGACGAGTACGGACTTGCCCCCGAGGGGGTGTGAAACCACACCCCCTTCACACCCCCCGTTTCCGCAGTTCAGAGGGGGTGTGGTTGGTGGTGTGAAATCACACCCCCCACACCCACACCAAACCCCGCGACCAGCAACAACGACCCCAACCGAGGAGCACCACCCATGACCGAACGCATAACCGACGACTACCAGGCCCCCGCCGACACGGTTGCCCTCGTACCCGATGCCATCGATTTCTTCTACAACCAAACCGTGGTCGGCGCGGACGTCATCGGCATCACCGTGCACGACCCCGACCTCGGCCCGTTCGTAATCGCCCTGTCCCCAGCCGGCGCCGAACACGTCGCCATAAACCTGCACGCGATGGCCAGCATGAAACTCGACGAGCTGCGCGCCGAATTCCAAGCACGACGGGAGGGCACCGCCAAATGACAAACCGCTTCGACCACCCCGACGTCACACCATTCCCCCCCGGCACGGTCGGCATCTACCCGAAGGAACTGTCCGGCTACTTCTTCGCCGCACCCAACGGCAAGTTCGGCATCGCCCTCGGCATCGAAGACAAGAAGCTAGGCCACTTCGCCATCGTGCTCGACGCCAACCACATCATCGAGCTACACGACTTCACCTCCCGCACCCTCGCCCTCGACGAACACGACATGCAAGCAATCTGCGCACAGGTCCACTCCATCAACCCCGAGGACACCGCGTGACCCTGCGACCCTGCCTCGACTGCGGCACACCAAGCGACGGCCCGCGCTGCCCCGCCCACACCACCACCACCAAGCAGCGACCCAAGGGCCACATCCACACCAACACGACTCGATGGAAGAACCTCAGCAAGCGCCTCCGCAAGCTGTCCCCGTTCTGCGAACTCTGCGGAGCCCGTGAACAACTCAGCGTCGACCACATCCTGCCCGTCTCCGAAGCACCAGAGCTGGTATTCGCCGAGGAGAACCTGCGCGTCGGCTGCCTCTCATGCAACGGCAGCCGCGGCAACCGCTTCACCCACGACGAAGCGCACGCCGTCCTCAAACGCCTTGAGAGCGCTTACAACCGCCGACCCACAGCCAAGGGCAGACAATGCGTCACCGTCGCCCAGCGGCTCGCACAGACCAGGGGAGGCACCCCCTCTGACCAGGACTCCCGCCCCGGAGGTAGGCCAAGTTTGAGAATGAGACCAAAAGTATGAAAAGCGGAGCGAAGGGCACGATCACGGCCGATCCGCTGGCCTTCAGCGGCTGGCCGAGCGGTCGTGCGAAGCGTCGGGAGCGGTTCATCGGCGAGTATCTGATCACTCCGCGCGGTCACGGCGCTGGGGAGCCGTTCAATCTGCGCCCGTTTCAGCGGGAGATCGTCGCTGGTGCGTTCGCGCCCGGTATCCGCACCGCTCTGGTCAGCGTCCCGCGCGCCAACGGCAAGACCATGCTGGCGGCCGCGTTGGGGATCTCGGAGTTGTTCGTCGGCGCCCCTTCGGCCGAGGTGATGGTCGTCGCGAGCGATCAGAGACAGTCGGCGATCACCTTGAAGTACGCCAAGCGCATGGTCGAGCTGAATCCGCTTCTCGCGGAACGGGTCCAGGTCTATGCCGACCGGCTGTATCTGCCCGAGAATGATGCCACCCTGTTGCCGCTACCGGCCGAACCCGGTGCGCTGCACGGCCATGACCCGTCGTTGCTGATCGTCGACGAATTACATGTTGTTACCCAAGCGGTTTGGGAGGCCGTCACCTCGGTGTCGGGTAAACGCCCGGAGTCGCTCACTTTGGCGATCTCCACCCCGGCATCGTCGCCTGACAGCATCATGTGGACGTTGGTGGAGCACGGCCGCGCTGGCACTGACCCGGCGTTCTACTTCCGTGAGTACTGCGCCCCGGAGGGCTGCGCGGTCGATGACCGGAAAGCGTGGCGCATCGGCAATCCGGCGTTGGCGTGTCGTGACCCGTTCCTGTCCGAGGATGGTCTGGAGGCTGCCCGTAAGACGATCCGTGAGTCGGTGTTTCGTCAGCTTCGGTTAGGCCAGTGGGTGACCGGTGTCGAGTCGTGGTTGCCGTGGGGAGCGTGGGATACCTGCGCGGTGCAGCGCACCATTCAGCCCCGTGAGCGCGTCGTCCTGGCGTTCGACGGCAGCGCCAGCGGTGACTCCACGGCCCTGGTGGGTTGCACGTTGGACGGGCACCTGTGGATTGAGGGCTTGTGGGAGAACCCCGGCGATCTGCGCTGGCGTGTCCCGCGCGAATCTGTTTCCAACGCGGTCGATATCGCGTTCGCGAAGTACGACGTCGCCGAGCTGGCGTGCGATCCGTGGGGTTGGCGTTCCGAGATTGAGGCGTGGGCGCAGCGGCACGGCGAGAAACGTGTCGTCGAATGGAACACCGCGCACGGCCAACGCATGGCCCCGGCCACCGACCGGCTCTATCAAGCCTGCGTCACGAACACCGTGACGCACGACGGCGACCCGAGGATGGCCGCCCACATCGCGCACTGTGTCGCCAAACCGACACCGATGGGGGACCTCGTCTCCAAGGACAAACGCGGGTCGCCCCGCAAGATCGACGCAGCCGTTGCGGCGATCGTCGCGTATGACCGTGCCGCCTGGCACGCAACCAATTCAACGAGGAAACGAACGAGGAGTTTCGCATGAACGAACAACTACAGTGCCTACTTCAGAGGCTCGACGAGCCAGCGCACCGCTACGCCGAGCTCAATCGCTACTACGCCGGTCGTCAAGAGTTAGCATTCCTGTCGCCGGAGGCGAAACTGGCGTTGGGCAACAGGTTCGGGCGCATGAGCTCGAACCTGCCCCGCATCGCCGTCACCGCGCTTGCCGAAAGGCTGCGCATCACCGGATTCAGCGGCGCCGACGTCTGGGCCGACTGGATTAGAAATGATCTCGACCAGACATCGGCTGTTGCACACCGTGAGGCGCTGCTGCTCGGGGATGCGTACGTCCTCGTGTGGTCCGATCGATTCGGGCGTCCGCGGGTGACGGTCGAGTCCGCCCAGCAGGTTGCCGTGTTGACCGATCCGGGTAGCCGCCAGATCGTCGCTGCTATTAAGCGGTGGGAGGACACCCGCGCCAAGACGACCGAAGCCGTCATGTACCTCCCCGATTCGATCGTGCGGCTGCGGGCCGACCAGCAAGGCGCGGTCGCTAACGGATTCCGGGTGATCGACGAGTTAGCCAACCCGATCGGGACCGTCCCATGCGTGAATTTGAGGAACAGCGATCGGATCGTCGACTCGCACTACGGGATGGTGTTCGATTGGGGCGTCTCAGAGATCGACGATCTGACCTGTCTTGTTGACGGCTTGAATAAGCTGCTGACGGATTTAATGGTCGCGGCCGAATACACTGCCCGCCCAAGGCGTTTCGCGGTGGGCGTAGAGCTGACTGAGGAACCGGTGCTTGACGCCGAAGGCAACCCTACCGGCGAGATGGTCGAGACCAACCCGATTCCAGAAGGCAACAGGGCGATGATCAGCGAGAATGAGCAGGCGAAGTTCGGCCAGCTTCCCGGCGCTGATCTCACCGGTTACGAGAACGCGGTTGGTGTTCTCATGCAGCAGATCATGGCCGTCTCGGCGCTTCCCGAGCACATGGTCGGCATCACGACCGATAATCCGGCGTCGGCCGACGCGTTGAGAGCTGCTGAAGCGTCGTTAACCGCCAGGGCAGAAGCCCGCCAGCAGACGTTCGGCCGCAGCTGGGAGCAGGTGGCCCGGCTGATGGTGGCGGTGTCCACCGGACAGGACCCCAACCTGATTGACGACATTCGGGTCCAGTGGGCCGACGCCGCGACGCGATCCGCGGCGCAAGAGGCTGACGCGGTCACCAAGCTGTATCAGTCCGGTCTACTCCCGGCGTCGTATGCCTTGAAGAAGCTCGGCTACAGCGACGACGAGATCGCCGAGATTCGCTCCGCCCGAGCACAAGACAACCCACCGACCGCCAACGTCACCCCGCTGGCGTCCTAACCACCGAATCCGAAAGGAGCACCAATGCCTGACACTGACACCACCGAGGCAACCGTGGAGGAAACGCCCACGGTCGACAGCACCGAGGTTGACCCGCCCGAGGCTTCAGTTGTGGTCGACACGCCCACAACTGACGCCGAGGACGTCGACCAGGACGACACCCTCGACGACTCTGCCGCTGACACGTTCCCGCGGTCCTACGTCGAGAAGCTGCGCAGCCAGAACGCCCGCTACCGGGAACGCGGCAAGCAAGCCGACCTGTACGCCCAGCGGCTGCACCTCGAGCTGGTCCGCGCCACCGGCCGCCTGGCCGACCCGAGCGACCTCGAGTTCGACGAGGACCACCTCGAGGACACCGACGCATTGGCCGCCGCCGTCGATGACCTGCTGGCCAAAAAGCCACATCTGGCCTCGCGTAAGCCGGTCGGCGACATCGGACAAGGCCAGCGGGGAGCGGCGGCCGAACCGTTCAGCCTCCTCGGCCTCCTCAAAGAACGGACTTGAGCGCGGTACACTCAACACATCGGGCCTGACGCCCACGATTGACGTCCCTGCGACGTGTCGAACCCCAAGCACTTCCGACACATCCATTTAAGGACGGTAAATCGTGGCTATTGAAGTCACCTCAGGCAACACCACACTCATCCAGTCGCAGGTTGCAAGCCTGCTCGTTCAGCCCTTGGAGCAGGCGTCCACGTTCCTGGCTGCCGGCCCCGTCGTGCTGGACTCGTCCAGCCAGGTCCGGGTGCCGCGGATCGTCAACGGGGTTACGGCCGGCTTCGTCGGAGAGGGCCTGCAAATCGGAGACGGAGACGTCGCATTTGATGAGATCACCCTCCTCCCAAGCACTTTGAAGGGCCTGAAGGTTCTGGTAAAGCTCAGTAACGAGTTGATCCGCACCTCGGTGGTCGGCCTGGACGCGGTGCTGCGGACCCGTCTGGTCACCGACGTGGCGAACGCGCTCGATGCGGCGCTGTGGGACGGCGCAGGCACGAGCAATACGGTCAAGGGCATTCTGCGGGCTACCGGTATCGCTACCGGCGTTCTGGACCTCACCGACCCCGACAGCCTGATCGACGGCCTCGCCAAGGCTCAGGGCAACAAGGTCAGCCCGACGCATTGGGTGATGACGTCGGCGAGCTTCGCGGCGATCCGCAAGATCAAGGTGGGCACGGGTGACGCCCGCTACGTGATCGACCCCAACACGATTCAGAACGGCACCGACTTCCGGCTGCTGGGTCTGCCCGTGGTCATTACCGACAACATCGCGAACACCGGAACAGCACCCGGCAAGGCCCGCGCCGCGCTGGTGGACATGAGCAAGGTCGTCGTTGCCCGCGACGTCAACGCCGAGGTGAAAATCCTCGATCAAACGTACGGAGATTTCGATAGCATTGGAATCCGCGTCGTATCTCGTTGGGACACAGCGCTTTTGCAGGACAAGGCCGTCACGCTGCTGACGGAGGCGTAATGCCCGAGGTTGATCCGGACGACGTCGTCGCGCTCACCGATGGTGACGCGGCGATCGTCGTGCCGCTCATCACCACCATCGCGAAGGCGTATACCCGCGGCAACGGCTTCACCGGCAACGAACCCAACGAGGAGATCGCCGCGGCCATCACGACCGCGTCGGCGCGCCTGTACGCCAACCCCGAACAGATCCCCTACGACGTCGGCGCGGTGTCGATGCGCGGTGGCTTTGTCGGGTGGTCGCTCGCAGAGCTTGCCTGCCTTAACCGCTACAGGGTTCGGGCCCGCTGATGTTGTTGCGAGAGGATGCGGTGCTGCGGACCGGGGGCGGCACCGATTCCAACGGCAATCCGATACCCGCGGTCGACGTCGCGATCCGGGCTGAGTTCGCGCCGCTGACCGCCGAGGAGTCATATTCGGCCGGCCGCACCCCGTCGTCAGTGTCTTACCGGATGGTGTTCATGTGGCCCGATCAGCTCAAGGCGGCTACAGCAGTCACGTGGCGCGGCAAGCTGTACCAGTTCGTCGGCCCATCGATGCTGCACACCATCCGGGGGCAGGTGCACCACCAAGAAGCCGTGATCAGCCGCACCACCGGCTGACGGAAAGACCGGCGTAGGCAAGGGGACCGAGCAGGCACCGGGGGTAACCTTTCTGACTCCCGGTATCGGCCCCTCGGAGCGCCGAGTGGTCCCCCACCCGGCCAGGCGTCGGATGGGGGACCACACCCGACGGTGTCACGAGAGTGTCACAACTCACCCAAAACTCCCCAGCAGACGGACTCGGACTCCCACAGACTCGTCCAACCTGATACCGCAGGTCAGAGCCACAATTCTGCCCCCGCCGCCACACCTCGTTGGCCGCCAGTGGACCGCTGTGGACGCTTCTGAGCTGCCTCCGGAGCAGAAGGCCGCAGGTTCGAATCCTGCCGGGGGCACTCAGATTCTTGCAGGTCAGAGGTTGTTTCTGTCGAGGTTCGCCAGCGCCCGTGCCCTAGCGTTGTGTTTGCTCGTGTTGCTGGTCGTGGTGCCGCTGCGCTGACCATCAGGTGCACGCTTGAGCGGCTCTTGCGCAACCTGGCCAGTGCCGCCGACATACCCGTGAGCATCCCCAGGCCGGTCGTCCCGGCTGGCAGGCTCGGCATGTGACCGGACCAATCGACCCGCGTGCACGGCTGAATAACGGCCATGCTGATAGCGCGCATCACCGGCCGCGTGGTGCGCGGCTACGAACTCGGTCAGTGGGGTCTCAGCTCGCACCCGACTGACGATGACAGCGGCCTGGCAGCCGATGACCGGGACTTCATGCCCGAGCTTGGCGAGCGCGTGGTCAGCTCGACCGCTCGCTTTCCGGCGATCACCCATCCCCCGGCGCGCTGCCTCAACGGGCACAGCCTCGGCCCCCGCGAAGTGTTAGTGGGGCATCATGCGTGTCTCGGGCACGGCGGCGGGCACACCACATGGACGTGCACATTCTTGGAAGATCTGCGCGCGCCGCTGGGATCCAACTGCTGGCTAACTCAGCTGGGCGGACGATTAGCTAGAGATCGAAATTGCCTCTGCTGCAGTCTGATTAGCGCAAATCGATTGCGAACGCTGAGCCGCTCGTGCTCGTCGTGGCGTTGTTGTACCATGGTGCTGTCGTCTTCGCCGGTACTTCCTTGGTGACGACGCCTCACTCTGGAATCCAGCGGCTCAGCCCTCCTGATAGCTCCAGGTGCGTAGTCGGTCGGCAATCTTGTCGAGATCGGGCACTACGCCGGTGGCGACCCGGATCACGAAGTCGAAGCGTTCGTCCTCGGGCGCGCTAATCTACTGACCATTGATGGCCAGGAACGTCCGGCAGGCTGTCCACGCGAGTCGCTTGTTTCCGTCCACCAGCGCATGGTTCCGGGCCGGGGAGTGCAGCAGCGCGGCGGCCTTGAGGTGCAGGTCTGGGTAGGCATCCTGGCCGAACACCGATGCGCGGGGCCGCGCCAGAGCAGATTCAAGCAAGCC